GATGAGGATGAGGTGGATAGCCCTTGGGCGATTTGCATTTCTAGCTTCAAGGAATCTCATGGGGTTAATGATGCTGGAGACGGCTGGATAAAGAAGAAAGAAAAAGCCCTGGGCCAAGGACAAGGCGTAGGCAACGAGAGACAGGGCGAGGGTGGTACGAGCTGGTGTATCTGTACAGAGTGTAAGCATTTAGCAAAACATGAGCGTGACGTGCCCTGCGCCGAGACCCCTTGCCCAGAGTGTGGCGGCGAGATGAGAGGGGCAAAGCCAGAGGAAGTTGAAGCTGGAGGCAAGAGCATGTGGAAAATAGATGGCATTGAAGTGTCTGAAGAGGAACTTGTTGAGTCTTGGAAGGCATTGAATGTACAGAAGGAAGCGCAAGCGAAGCGCGCCGAGAAGTATGGAATTTCTGTTCTTGAAGATGGCCACATAACGAAGCCCTCAGATATTCCTGATGCGCAGTGGGGCGATCCGGTGAACTATGCTTATCCGTGCCCGAATCAGGAGAAAACACGGGCCGCATTGCGGCGTTGGGGAGAGAATAAGAGCAGGTATTCTGAGTCTGATCAAGGAACTGTTACTTCTCGTCTCAAGAGGTTTGCTAAGAAGTTTGAGATAAGCGAGAAGTCGATGCGGCTGGCGGATCTATCGTATCACATAGAGCAGGCATGGCGCGAACAGTTTGGCGAGCTAGTCGATCCAGACGAGCCCATTCTTGAACCCGCCTACTACTACCTGGATGTACTGGATGACCGGGTAATTCTAGAGGCGCGCGGCAGTCTTTGGTCTTATGCCTACGAGGTCGCCGATGACGATGCAGTAACATTTGGAGATCCTGTGAAGGTGCGCAAGGTTGAAAGCTACGTGCCGATATCCGAGAAGTCTCTGGCCGACGAAGTGAAAGTGCAAGAAGATGATGAGCACTTGATTGCGTTCGGTAATTCGGTCAAGGCTTTAGGTGAGGGCAGAATAGGCGAGCATCTCGTCTTGTTTGGCAAGCCAGACAAGAAGGATTTGGAAGGTGAGTATTTCACTTCGGATACCTGGTATGGCCCGGCAGACGGTAGTGGCGCTGATGTGCTGGTGCATCATGGCGTACCGTTAAAGGAGGGCCTTGAAGGGCTGTCTGGGCACATCTTCAATCCTATGGAAACTCGGCGCACTGATTTAGGTATATGGGCCGAGACGGTTCTGGATATGTCGGACGAGTACGAGAAGATGGTCTATGAAATGGCAGAGTCTGGCGCGCTGAAGTGGTCAAGCGGTTCAGTTTCTCGGCTTATCCGGCGAGAAGATGATGGCGAAATAACTCGCTGGCCTATAGTAGAGGGATCGCTTACGCCTATTCCGGCTGAAGCAAGAATGAAGCCGGTGATGCCATTGAAATCATATATTAAGTCTTTCGAACCTGAAGAAGAAGAAAGCCTAGAAGCAATTCGGCTAGCAGCACAAATTGAGCTGGACTTGCTTGAACTAGCGATGGAATCCTGAACGAGATGTAATGGCAGAGGCAGCCGAGGGGTTGCGCCGAGAAGTCGAGTTCCGGTTGACATAAAACAACATAATCAAAACAGAAGACTTTTGGAGGTAAATAGAAATGAATATCAAGGAACTGTACGCTAAGGCCAAGGAGCTTTACGATGAGGCTAAGGCGTTGCTGGCTGGCGAGGAGCCAGACGTAGAGAAGGCCAAAGAGCTTCAGGTAGAGGCTTCTCAGCTGAAAGAGCGTGCTGATGCAATGAAGGCCATTGATGCTGACATGGCTGATATTGTTATGCCGCAGCTGCCGGCTGATCTTCCGACCGATCCTGCGCCAGAACCGGAGACAAAGACATTCAATCCAATCTACCAGATGCGATATGGTGACGAAACCGATGCTGTAAAGGCTATTCTGAGGGATCTGCACGGCGAGAACTATGAGCAGAAGCGCCTCGATCAGGCGCGCGGCTTTGCCAAGTACCTGCGCACTGGAGTTGGTGAGAGCAAGGAGTTCGTCTGGACTCCTGAAGAGGTGAAACTGGCTATTCGTGAGGGCCAGGACGTAGAAGCACTGAAGACCGTCATGGTCGAGGCCCAAGATACTTTGGGCGGGTACCTTGTCCCGGCTGACTGGCGCTCGGATGTTATCACTCGGATGCAGGGTTACACCTGTATGCGTGGGCGTGCTCGGACGATTACTACCACGCGCGACGCGGTTGAGCTGCCAGTTGTGACCGGTGGTGGCGATCAGTACATCGGTGCTGTTCGTGTCACCTGGGTGGATGAAACGCCGACTGCTGGAACTGCTGCTACCAATGCCACGTTTGGGTTGGAGCGTATTCCGGTTCACACCGTGATGGCAGAGACGTTCCTGTCTCGAAACTTGGTCGAGGATGCTGGATTCAACTTGGTGGCGCACCTGGCGGAAGAGTTCGCCCGTGCGCAGGCCATTGACGAAGACAACCAGTTTCTGGTTGGTGATGGCAATGGTCGGCCAAGGGGCTTGCTGCCCAGCTCGGCTAATGGTGAGTCGTTGACTGAGGCCAACAGTGGTAACGCTTCCGCCCTAACAGGTGACGGTGTTATCGATCTAGTATATGCGTTGGCATCTCAGTATCGGCAGAACGCAGTCTTTATCGCGGAGCGTGCTACGTACAAGGCAATTCGCAAGCTGAAGACTGGCGATGGTGAATATCTGTGGCAGCCGAACTACCAGGCTGGAGAACCAGAGCGACTGCTTGGGTTCCCTGTTCTGGAGCAAGAAGCAATGCCGACTATCGCGAGTAGTGCTTATCCAATCGTGTTCGGTGACATGCGTCAGACGTACTGCATCGTTGACCGAGTGGGTATGAGCATCGAGCGATATCTGGACTCTGAGACTGCACGGATAAACCAGGTTCTCTATGTGGCACGCAGGCGACTGGGTGGACAGGTAGTTGCGACCTGGGCGAGCGTGGCGCAAAAAGTTTCCGCTTGATCTTAGCGGGATAATATAGTGGAGGAAAACAAATGAGAAACGCTTTTTCTAAGGACTATCTAGTAGTTGCAGGGCAGACTTCGCCTGAAGACGCTCTGAGTTCGACGGCGTATCCTGCTAGTGGCAGCTACATTGATGTGTCGGCATATGAGTGGGTTAATGTGGTGGTTCACCTTGGCGCTATTGATTCTTCTGATGCACCAAAGTTGGTGTTGAAGCAGACCACGGCGACCAATGGTGGCACCCTGGATACCATTAACAGTGCGATGACGCATACCGCTGCGGCTGATGATGACGATGAAGTTGTGACGTTCTATCTGGAGACCGCGAATCTTGCAGATGACCATCACTTCGTTACTCTATCGGTCGCTAGCGGCGTTAGCAACGCCAGTTACGGCGACATCATGTTCTATCTTGGCGGCGCGCGTCATCAGCCAGTGACACAGACTACAGCTCTGCTGCCTACTGCTTCTCAGAACATTTACGCAGGATAGAATGTCTGAGATTGAGTGGAAGGGGTATGAATCTAATCCAACTAACAACTTTGCTGCCAAGTGGTATCTTAATGGCTTTCCGAAGTCAGGGTTGCACTTAGCGGTACAGTTCATCAAGAGGTTGACAAAGAAGATGCCCCTCGGACAGCTTCACCCGCGCCCTTGGGTGGGGACGTTTAAGCACAACTCATGGTCTGAAGAGTGGCAAGACATACAGATGCAACTGTATAACCTATCACGCTGTATGCCAGGTCATTACTTCAAGGGCCATTGTGCTTACAAGCCTGAAATTGAACACTTTATGTGGTATCTTGGCTTGGCGCATGTCTTTATCTACAGAGACTTAAGAGACGTTGCGGTAAGTCAAGCATATCACATCTTGAGTGACAATGAAGACCTGAAGCATCCTGCTAAAGACCGTTATCGTGAATTGGGTGAGTTTGATGAGGTGTTAGAAGCCGTAATTGTGGGCCTAGATGAGTTTCCAGGCATAGTGCATAGATGGGAAGCGTATGCACCTTGGCTTGAAGTGGAGTGGGTATACAAGTTCCAGTTTGAGCGGGTGTTAAGCGATCCGAAAGAGACAGCGGGGGAACTCGTCATGTATGGCCTGCAAAGGATTTCTGACATATACAAGCTCAACTTAAAGCCTGCGCCTGAGAGTGTAGCAGCAATGGTAGATGCGATGACGGAATCTGCGGTAGACAGAAAGGAAGAGGCTTTAACGTTCCGCAAGGGCAAGTCGGGTGAGTGGAGAACCGAATTCACTCAAAGGCATATAGAGTTGTTCAAGGAAACAGACCAGGCTGGATGGATAGATAAACTTGGTTATAGGTGGTAGTTCAAGGGGCGGGGAGTTTTTACTCCTTTCCTTCCCGCCCCTTGCTACATAGGAGAGACTATGGCGACTGAATCTTCGAGAAGTGTGGATGTCTTCATTGAAGCCGACGATGATGGTGATAAGCTCGTGTTCCGTTATAAGGATGGGTCGAAGTGGTTTAAGATACACTGTGACTCTACTGGGAACCTGATTATCACTGACAACGACGGCAATGAAGCGACCATAGTAACATCAGCGGGCACAATAACGCCTGCTTAATGGAGGAATGGTAATGAAAAACAAAGCTTATGCGGCCCTGGCTATTCTTTTGATCTTGGTTGTCATTCTCGCTGGATGTGAGGGCGACACCTGGCAGAAGATAGACCAGGCGGCACAGACCTATGGCTGCAATGTGTATCGTGAGCAGGGTTGCGGCAAAATGGTTATCGCGTCTGGGGGCGAACTTGAGGCACAGAGTGGGGCTACGATAGACTTTCAGTCTGGCGTAACGCTTGGCCTTGACGATCTGACCCTCAATGGCACGACCACTGCTACCCTTGGAGCGGCAGATAGGATGTTGCTTGACGGCGATACTACGAACCAGACTCAAACGTCTGGGGCGCTAGATATCAATGTCGGTACAGTTACAGCTGATGTGAGTGCTCTCAATGTTGCATTCACTCAGGATAACGGGACGGCGACGGGGACGGACGGCTACGCGGCCATCTTCACTCTTACCCAGAACGACGCCGACGCTGACATGCGGGGCGTCAAGGTTGAGGCGGCTGCCACGACCAACGCCGCAGCAGATTCCTATGAGTACCTGCTGAGCCTGATCTGCTCGGAGAACACCGACGGAGCATGTGAGGACGCGCTGCTGGTGACGGCTGGCAGCACGGACGGCGCGGTAACGGATGCCATTGACGTGTCTGATGGCGAGATAGACAACGCTATCAATGTCGGGGCGAACGACATCATGTTCGAGGACGACACGGTTGACATGGATGTTGATGATTCGTTCCGTGTGACCCGTAATGATAGTGGCGCGGTGACGTTCACCTGTGCCGACAACGACACTGACGCCACCTGTATCTATGACACGGGTGGAGCTGGCGATTTACAGCTCGGCTCAGCTGATACGGGCAAGATCACGGCCTACGCCACCGACGACGTGACGGTGGATCTGACGTCTTCGACGGACGGCGAGGATATTATCATCTCGCAGGACGGCAATCACGACGCAAGCATCCTGATTAGTGCTGAGGGCAGTGGAACCGACGCACTGAAACTGGAGACCGTGACCAATGGTGGAGACATTGTTGTGTCTTCAGTGGACAATCTGCAACTGACTTCGGCTTCTGCATCTGGGGTCATCGACATCGATGGCACAGCCGGACTCGTCTACAGCATCGCTGAGGATGACACGGCGGCAGACGACATCGACATCGGCAGCGCCAAAGACGACGTGGATATTGAGGGTGAGGATATCACTCTTGATACCGCAGACGACATGGACTTCGCGGTGGCTGATGATGTGAGCTTCTCGATGGAAGGCGCGGCTGGGATATGGGCCGTCAACGGTACGCTAGGTGCAGTCTACAACTTCGCCACTGATGATAGCGTTGCAGACGACATCAATGTTGGTTCGGCCAAGGACGATGTGCTGATCAGCGGCGAGGACATCACGTTCGACACGGATGACGATGCTGATTTCTTGGTAAAAGATGACTTCACCTTCACGATGGAGACGGCGGCCAATATCTGGTCTGTGACCGGAACGCCGGGGTTCGTGGTCAACGTCTGTACCGACGATACAACTGCCGACGACGTGAATATCGGGAGTGCCAAGGATGACGTGGACGTAGTGGGTACGACCATCGACCTGACTGGCAGTGTTGGGCTAAATGGTGACACAACGATCGGCACTGGCGATATCGTCACTGTGACCTCATCGCTCGTATCTGTCGGCAAACTGTTCGAGGTGGAGCCTGGTGACTCCAATACAGCCGTCGCTTATGCCGGAACTATAGATCCAGCGACATCCTACGTAGTTCTGGAAGCGGCAACCACCATCACCAATGCGACCATGTCGGCCTGCACGGAGGCAGGCGCGATTGTGTTCCTGACGTGCGTCAGCACTTCGAGCGACATCACCATTCTGGACGGCACGAATCTGGAGGCAGGGGCCAACATTGCCCTGGACGCCAGTGAGGAAGACGTGGTTCTCCTGTTGTGTAACGGCACGAAATGGCTGAAGGCAGCCACGTTTGGTGATAACTAGCATCAAGTAGGGTGGGTGCCCTCACGGGCATCTGCCCTACTACAATTGTCATTTCCAAATGACATCTAGGAGTTGAACATGAAGCAATTCCGATGGATTATCCTTGCTTGCGTGGTTGCTGTTGTAGGCGCGAGTGCATTACTGGTTGCCTGCAATGGCGTAGAAACACAATCACAGGGCCTGTTTGTAGATTGGCACTCGTTCCACAGCGCGGCCACGGCATCTGCAAGCGGAACAGCTATGGATACAGAAGGCTACCCTGCATTGACTATCAGCGTAGAAGGCATCAGCGGTGATACTGTACAGTTTGAGCAGACCGTGGATGCGAGCACGTGGTATTCGTTGCCGGTAGTAAACATGGTAACAGGTGCAGTGATTACGTCTACTACAGCAGATGGTATGTTCTATGCACCGATTAATGCCGATCAGGTGAGGTGTGAGCTTGCGTATTCTGCTGGCACGGTTACGGTATTAGGAATAGCCAGCACCAACGATGCGGACATACTAACACGTAACGAGGTAGATGGTGTGCAAGTCGTAGACGCCACGGGCCAAGGCGATGTGCCCATCACTCTCGACAGCGAGGTGGTGTCCGCTGACGTCACAGGCCAGGGCGACGTGCCTATCACGCTGGATGGCGAGGAGCCAACCATTGCCGACATCGAGGACGGCGGCGGGACGAGCATCATGGACTCGACGCTGAATGCAGCCCAGGTAGTCGTTCAGGCCACTGCCACCGTGACCAACGTCACGGGCAGTAGCACCATCAACATCGACTATGCGCCAGGCGTCACCTTCTGGCTGGAGTCTGTAACGCTGCATCTTAGCAGTGCGCCAACCACCAGCGAGAACTTCACCGTCGTGCTGAACGCTTCGGATGGTGCGGCATACGACACGACACTGGTAAGCGAGGACTTGTCCTCCGGGTCAGAGTCCAATTTGCTGTACCAGCCCGAAGGCGGTAGTCTGCTATGCGAGAGTGGAGATCAGATTGACGTAGATTTCGCCAACAGCGACAGCCGGACGTATGGCGTTCGCATTGTAGTGAGATTGGCGGAATAGGAGGAATAATGCCTATAGTACTGGATGGCAAAGAAGTTGTTGACCAGATGAACGTTCGTCGTGACGCAAGCGCGTCGGGCGAGGTGTTGCGCTGGGATCAGATGCTAGACGAAGACGATATGGCGTCTGACTCCGCAACCAAGGTAGCCACTCAGCAGTCCGTTAAGGCATACGTGGACGCACGACAGTATTACGGCCTCACGTGGGATGAGGACGCGGACAGCTATGCTCGCACGGGGATGTTGGCTGGTATAGCTGCTGGCAGTTCGCCAGGTGATGCCGCGCTGCCTATTCATGCGAGGATGCGTCGTTGTATTATCAGTGATGCTGGTGAAGTGCAATACTATCTCAACTCGAACGATAGCACCAAGAAGGTAGACGGTAGTGCAGCGGACTTGACAGGCGCAGACGGCCAGGTCATGGTGGAGATTCCATGCTTTTGGTACAGGTATTCGTACTCTGGCACGACCCACCGTTGGGACATCAGTGAGTTTCCATTGCCTGGGTTTACTCGCCATCCTGCCTTTGTCAAGAATGGCGCCAATGTGGATGTCCGCTATGTGGGCGCTTACGAAGGCGTGTTATATGACACATCTGAAAGCAAGTACGTGAACGGACTATACCTGCCGTCGGATGCCAGCTACAAGATGACGTTCACCAATGTTGATGACAAGATTGAGTCGGATACGTTGACACACCCATTCACCAATATTGAGGTGGGCGTGGACAAGATCGTCGTCAGCGGCACGGTGAACAACAACGGTACATACGATGTGGTTACACAAGGCGATGATTTCATCACAATTGGCGCGGGCGGAACGCTCACGGATGAAGCGAATGTTGCCTGTGTGATTCAGGTGCAACGAGACTGGACAGCGACTACGGGAGATGTGTTAGGGTCTGTGTCGGGCAAGGCTCCCATGAACTATGGCACGCGGGCCAACTTTCGCGCTGCGGCAGCCACGCGCGGGACAGGCTGGCGACAACTTGATTTCTACTTAGTTTCAGCCATTCAATTACTTTATCTGGTAGAGTACGCCGACTTCTACTCCCAGTCCATGATCGGGAGCGGGTTGACGGATTGGAGTTCAGCCTGGCCTGCGTGGAATAACTCCAATCCAATCGAGACAACGGGGAACAGCAACTCAGACGGTGATGCAACTGCCAATACGAGTGGGGGTGACGGAGCAACTGGTTCGTACATGTCCTACCGTGGAGTTGAAAACTGGTATGGGCATGTTTGGGCGTGGGTTGACGGGTTCAACATCAACAGCAACGTGCCTTATTTCAGCAACACTGATACGGATTTTGCTGATGACACGGCGACGAACTACGATGATCCTGGTGTGACGCTGGCAGCTGCCAATGAGTATCAAAACACGCTTGAGCAGATAGACGAAGGTTTCTTGCCTGCGAGTGTGGGTAGTCCTGGCACTGCGACGACGAAGATTACTGATTATTACTATCAAAGTACCGGTTGGCGGGTCGCTCTGATGGGCGGGTGTGCGCTTAATGGCGCGTTTGCGGGCGCCTTCTATTGGTATCTGAATGACGCCTCCTCCTATCTGAATCGGCATTTCGGCGGTCGGGTCTCGTTTTGATACATTACATAATATCTTGGTTTTCCATATAGTACTCAGGTTAGCAGGTCGCTCTGATGGGCGGGTATGCGCCTAATGGCGCGTTTGCGGGCGCCTTCTATTGGAATCTGAATAACACCTCCTCCAATCTGAATCAGAATATCGGCAGTCAGGTCAGCTTATCTCAATCTGTAGATATGGAAAACCATGCCTCTTGGCAAAACACAAAGCAAGGCTCCATAAGTGCCGGTAGGATGGACGCATCTCGAAGGCTCTGGAGCAAAATAAGCAGATGAAAAGATACGGTTACTTGTATGAAAAGATGTGGGATATGGATAATATCCGAGAGGCTCATCATAACGCACAACGTGGCAAGCGGTATTATCGCGAAGTGCAGATGGTGAACGCAGACACAGAGAAGTATCTGAGTCAAATCCAAGCTATGCTGCGGGACAAGACATTCCACACCTCAGAGTATGAGGTGTTCACCAAGGCTGACGGTAGTAAGGAACGAGAGATTTACAAGCTGCCATACTTTCCAGACAGGATTGTGCACCATTGCATCATGCAAATACTTGAGCCTATCTGGATGAAGACGTTTATTACAGATACCTATTCATCGTTAAAGGGGCGCGGTATCCATAAGGGCGTCCAGCGGATGAAATTGGCATTACAAGACAGGAAAAATACTCAATATTGCTTGAAGTTTGACATTCGCAAGTTCTATCCGTCAATTGACCATGATGTTCTTAAAGCAATCATCCGTAAGAAGATAAAAGACCCTGGTGTTCTATGGCTGTTGGATGAAATCATTGATTCAACTGAAAGTGGTGTGCCGATTGGTAACTATCTCAGTCAGTACTTTGGCAATCTATATCTGGCATACTTCGACCATTGGATGAAAGAAGAAAAGCGTTGTAGGTACTATTTTCGTTATTGCGATGACATGGTTATACTACATAGTGATAAGCAATTTCTACGCCAATTGTTTGAAGATGTGCAGGAATATCTATTTACCAATTTGAACTTGGTGGTCAAATCCAATTATCAAGTATTTCCAGTAGAAAAGCGAGGTATTGACTTTTTGGGTTATAGATTCTTTCACGATTACACGCTTTTGCGTAAAAGTATTGCGCAACGCTTCAAAGCTAAGATACTGAAGATTAGGCAAAGTTGGAGAAACATGAGGCCCAGCCAGATTATAAACGGCATTATGAGTTATTGGGGCTGGATGAAATATGGGAATTGCTTTAATCTTGCCAAGAGGTACATTGATAAGGAAATTGAGCAGATTGTGGCAGAAACCTGCGAGGCTAATGGAACGAAAAATCCATTGAGGAGATTAAAATGGCAGTAAGCGAAAGCGGTACTTACCCAGAAACGTTCGCCAAATCACGCGGGCGCACGCTGTTTCGGTGGAATATCCAAGAGGAGCAGGTAACTGACCCTGTGACTGGCGAAGTGACCACCAAGTATGTCTACGATGAAGTAGCAATTGAGGGCAATGTCACCAAGGCCAAAATCCTGGAGGCCATGCGCCTGGCGGACATCGAAAGTGCAGACTCGGAAGGGAGCGCACTGGCAGAATACGAGGTCGCAAATACCAAGCTCGCCAAGATAGCCGATTTGACCTATGCGCAGCTGGATTCATACATAGACAAGAATGTGACTGACTTGCCTTCTGCGAAGGTCTTTCTGAAGGACTTGGCGGCCGTGGTTCTGGCGGTTCTGAAGCGCCTGGGGATCTAATGCGAGGAGTAGCCATCCTTTGCTTGCTCGTCGTCATCACCGCAGGCTATCTGATAGCGCATACTGACGCGCCAGTTCAGGGCATCGGCGTCGGCTGGGACGAGGGCACGCAGCAGGAGATTGACGCTGTGGCAGAGTGGTACTACAACTGGGGACACAACCGCGTCCACGCCGACTACCACCCGATGGTGTGGTGTGGCTTGAGGCAGTCCGTTCTGGACTACGCCGCGGCGCATCCGGGCAAGACGTGGCTGATCTCAAACGAACCGAATTGTCCGTACCAGTGTGGCAAGTATGTGGAAAGCGCGGCTGAGGCCGGCGCACAGGACAGAGAGACGATTGACAATATCCTGGCCGTAGACCCATCGGCCATGTTCCTGATGGGCGGCCTGTACTCGTTCGATCCAGACTGGATCAGCTACTCAGAGGACTATTGGCAAGCATTGCGTGGCTGGGAGATACCGGAGATCATCGGCTGGCACATCCACATCTACCATGAGTGGAATGCTTGGGGCCCGTATCAGGAGCACCGCGACAGAGTGTACGGCGAGTTTGTGGATGGCATCACGGAGTGGCGGCAGCGATGGCCTGACGGTGAGCTGTGGCTGACCGAGTGGGGGCCGCTGGGGTGGTATGCGCTGACGTGGCCTGACAGCATCCTGGACTACATGGAGCGGACGATTGACTGGATGGAGAGCAGCGGCAAGGTAGATCGTTACGCCTGGTTCGCGCTAAAGCAGGTGCCCGATTACGCGGACTATGCAGCCTACTTGTTCGGTATGGAAGGCAACCTGACGGTGTATGGTCAGCAGTATGCCAGTTACCTGAGCGGCGCACCGCCGACGAGTATGCCAGAGCCAACGCCAACGAACACGCCACAGCCAACACCGACCAGCACGCCCATGCCTGCGCCAGACTACCCTGATCACGACTTGAACGAGGACTGTGTGGTGGACATTCAAGACGTGATGCTGGTAGCGGCTTGCTGGCGAGACTATAGCGGATACTGCATGGCGATGGATCTGAACGGAGACGGGCGGATCAACGTGGTGGACATCATGCAGGTGGCGGCGCATTGGGGAGAGGTGTGCGAATGAGGTGTCCGATTTGTGGTCACAGGGTAGACGACGCGGATTATTGGTGGAACGACTGTTGTCTGCGGTGTGCGTTGGAGCGAGAAGAGTTGTCATCTCAAAATGACAAGGAATAAGTTATGGCACAACGAGACTTTCGCTTTTATATTTCAAGAGAAGAATGCAAGCGTTCTTTCCTGAACGTGCCCAGTGCAATTACGGAGGAAGACATCAAGACAGATCGTTGTATCCGCATGGCGACGATGGATATTGAGCGGTACACTGGTCTAAGATTTCTTCCGTATACTGACACGAAGTATTTCGACCATCCAGAAGATGATACCGTATTGGTGGTTGGGCCAAGATTGCTTAGCATCACTACTTTTACTACAGCCAACACAGATACCACCGTTACCAGTGGGCAGTATTACCTGATGTGTGGCGATAGATATGATCTAAAACCGTATGACCGCATCGTGATGAAGAGCGATGGTGGCAGGCCCAATCTGTACTATTCTGGCACGCCACAGAAAGCCAATGCCATTACTGGTGTATGGGGCTGGACAGATGATTTTGACAATACGGGTACGACGTTAGGAGCGGCGATTAGCTCCACTACGGCTACCAGTTTTACTTCCAGTAATGGTTCTGCATTAGAAGTTGGATGGATGTTGTTAATAGACAGCGAGCAGATGTTCGTGTCTGGTATTAGTGGCAACACCGTGACGGTAAAGCGCGGGCAGGGTGGCACTACGGCGGCCACACAGTCCGATGGCGCTATAGTATACAGGTATCCGCCGCCATTTGATATAGAAGAAGCGTGTGGCGTTATTGCAGCACGGTTATATGAGCGCGGCGCTACAGCATGGGCAGATATTTCTGGTAGCAGGGAAAGTGGGTTGCAGTATACTTTCAGGATGCCGGAGGAGGCGCGGATGATCTTGGAAGCTTACAAGTGGCGATATGGGAGTGCAATATAGATGGCTACTTTGACCTTGCAGCCAGCCAGTGGAATTGATGCCGCCATTGACTCATACAGGCCAACCACCAATCTTGGCTCAGACTACTTGTTTGCTGTTGGATATGACAACCAGAGAATTTATAGGCAGCTGATCAAGTTCGATTTGTCTGCGTTGCCAAGTGGCGCTGACATCACATCCGCCACATTGTCATGGTATGTGAACATTGATGTTTCTACTAATCAGACGACTTATCGCGTCTATCGTCTGAAGCGCGCCTGGGTAGAGAGCCAAGTGACATGGAGCATCTACAGTACAGGCAACAGCTGGCAAGTTGCTGGTGGATTTGGTGCTAACGATTGTGAACAAGTGGACATAGGAAGCCGCATATTTACAGCTGCTGAGACCACAAATGAGTTCAAGGATTTTGCACTAACGCCAACTACAAAGGCTGGTCTTGATTTAGGGAATGGCTGGCTAATCAAGGCAGACAACGAGAGCGTGCAGGCACAATATCGTGGCTTTTCTTCTGATTGGGACACAGCGGCTCAAAGGCCCAAGCTGGTCATAGAATACACGGGCGGCGTCGTGCCAGTAGCTATGAGTTCTTATAGGCGCAGGAGAGTATAATGTCTTGGCTTAGGCAATCGACTTCTGTAACTGTAATCATAGGGCCTTTTCTGGATGCTACGACGGGCGTGGATGAGGAGACAGGGCTAACTCCTGGAGTTGAGTTGAGCAAAGCAGGCGGAGCGTTTGCCAGCGCCAATGATGGCACAGTGTCTCATGATGCTGAGGGCTGGTACACATGCGACTTGGACGAGACTGATACGAACACATTGGGGCGGCTGGTGCTTAAGGCGCAGGACAGTGCCAACCATCTTCCTGTATGGCACGAGTTTGAGGTGGTTCCGGTCAATGTTTGGGACAGCTACTTCAGCACTGACAAGCTTCAGGTAGATGTAAGAGAGCTTGGCGATAGCACATTGGCACTTACAACACAGATGAAGACTGATGTGAATGCCGAGGCTGACACAGCGCTGACTGATTATGATCCGCCAACCAAGGCGGAGATGGACACGGCTCATGCTCTTTTAGCTACCGAAGCCAAGCAAGATATCATTGACACTAATATAGATGCAATTCTGGTCGATACTGGAACGGATGGTGTGGTGGTGGCTTCTCACTCCACAGCGGCGAAGGCAGAGATCCAGAGCGAGTGCGGTGATGCATTGGACAGCTACGATCCACCAACGAAGACAGAAATGGACACGGCTCATGCCTTATTGGCCACTGAAGCAAAGCAGGACATAATTGACACCAATGTAGATGCTATCTTGTCTGATACTGGCACAGACGGCGTGGCTATTAGTACTGTTGTTGCTCAGGCAATAGCAGATGAGATATTGAAGCGTGACGTATCGAGTGTTGAAGATGCCGCTGGCACACATTCACTAACTACTATCATACTGGCGGCCCTGGAATCTGCATTGAGCAGCACGACATGGACTATCAAAAAGACTGGGGGCGGCACGTTTACCACCAAGACGGTGACGCTTGATTCTGGTGCTACTCCGATAACGGCGGTAACGTGAGTACAGTAAGAAGCATACTAAGGTGGACGCTGCATTGGCTACAGGAACCTTCTGTTCCCACGAGGTCATTGACGCTGCTCAGCCGTTCGCTTGGCCTAACACTTGACAATCGCTCACCTGGCTTGGCCTTATTGAGTCGGTCTTTGGGATTAACATTGGACAGTCGTTCTGTGGCATTATCTCTGGCTAGTCGCTCGTTGGGATTGACGGTGGAGTCATGACATCAAGAAGGGTAACACAAGGCACGCAGATACAGGGTGAAGACGAGAAGATCATCTACACAGTTACGACCACGAATTGGGCGTCGAGCCCTACTAATGTTGTTGTCGCTGTTAAGGATGTGGACAATCGTTACGCTGATGTGACTTCTGACGTGACGAGCGGATCGTCTAGTGTTGATAGCGACGTAATAACTCTGCCCATTATTCAGACACTAACAGCTGGTCACACATATCGTGTAGAAGTCCAGTTTGCTTCTGGTGGCAGTACGTATGAGTGCTACTTTGATATTGAGGCAGAGCGATAATGGCTGAAGAACTAATTACCTGTCGCAACGCGGTAAGAGATTTGCTGGATGAGATCACTACATATGAGATCGTGCATACAAGAGAACCGGACAACATCCGCACTCGGTGTGAAGTGGCTGTGCTGATGGATTCTGGTATGCATGGGCAAGGTGGTTGGTCTATCTCTATGGGGCAACACAAGTTTTTGTTGCGGTCATATTTGCCCCTTGGGGCATATCCAGATGGCGCAGAGAACACGATCTGCGAGTTATGGGATTTATTGAGAGACAAATTCAACTCTCATGTAACTCTGGATAGTACAGCCTCGCGGTCTAATTTGGAGAGTTACAACACTGGATATTTGCTTATTTCTGGAGTTAAGTGTAGAATATTAGACGTAGTGTTGGAAGTAACACTTGCTCTATCAGAGGCTTATGAGTGATGAAACAAAGTATGCATGAACTGGACGACCAATTGATATTAGTGGCAATATATGACAGGCTGGAGGCTATAGTGGCATTACTGGATAGCATCAATAGCAAACTAGACAAGCAGGAGGAGTTACAATGACTACAAAGTATTGGGATGGTTCTACGAGTGGCGACTTGAATGTAGCTGGCAATTGGACGCCGTCCGGCGTGCCGGAAGCGGCAGACGATGTGGTTTTTGACGGTCGTACCACACAGGCAGTGACTGCTTCTCTAAGTACGTTTAATAATGTTGACTTAGGGAGCCTTACTGTTGAGAGTGGATATACGGCGGCGATTGGCACTGTGGATGCACCATTTGAGTTCATTTGTAGTGCGGGGCTGGTATACCTAGCTGGTACTGGTACGTCATACTTCCAGTGCGATGCTGGGGCGGATGTCGATGGAGCGGTGCTTAAGACGATCATCAATGGTGGAACGGTTTATCTTTCTAGTCAGGCGAACGATAATACCAACGCGGCCGTGTGGACTACTGTGGAGGTGTTGGCTGGCACCGTTTACATCCAGGGTGATAGCGAGAAATCCGATCATGGTGGTGATGCTGGAGCGGCAATAACTACTCTAAGGGTTATACCCATTGCCAACTGCACTGTTCGCATTGGTGATAAGTGTGTAAACTACAAAGGCACGGACGCTCCTATAACGCTTATCATGAGTGGCGGGACGCTAACGTGCAGTAGCAATCTAGGCGCGGTGCTGCTCACCGGCGGCACGTTGAACTATGGTTCTGCATCTATAGACATGAGTACGACCGATGATGATATTACTACCTTGTGGCTTGCTGGTGGCACATTCAATTGGATACCACAGTCTACTACGGGGACGGTACTATCTGACAGCCCCACGATTACAACTGCGTACATCGTGAAGGGGTTATTCGATGCTAGTGACACAAAAGATACGGCTTCGTCTGCTCCGACAATAACAACTGTGTGGCAGTATGGCGGTGTTGTTGATCTTAGAAACGTCTATGCTAATTTTGTAGTCACAACGTATAATTCTGAGGGCGGCGATCTGCATTACAGCCCTGGACAGGTTTTGTCTTTGAGTTAAGCTAGCGAGGAGGAGAGAATATGGCTACAATAGTTGGAATACCAAGTTCGTTTAACACCGTGTCTATTGGTGGCTCAGTAGATCATGGTACACATGTGACGAACTATGGGTTGGATAGAAACTTTCATGTGTTTGAAGATGACAGCTCTGGGTATCTTGGAATAGGAACGCGCCCGGCGTTCATCAAGCAGAATCCGCAGCTAACGTTTGCTGGGTATCTGAGCACTGTCAACGCGCCGCATCTTCGCGGCGCCGCGTGTCCATCTGGGACTGGCGGAACAGCAACAACCGACCCCACAGAAGTTGCTATGGTATATGGGAGCTCTGGGCAGGGGTATACTACATCTGGCTGTGTTGTTTCTAGTATCCAGATCACTGGAAGGCCAAACGAGCTTGTTTCCTTCAGTGCGGAGATGTTTGGCGAGCAAACCACGGTTACGGGCGGCCCTGGAGCGGATAACTCAACGGTAGGATTTTATCCGTGGGAGCTAGGGACTTATGGCACGGCCAACACGCTGTTTGGTTTTAGCATAAACTACACGACGGGGTACTATCCACTTTATGCTATGGATGGGAATCAGTACTACTCTGGAGTCGGCGAGAGGCTTCATACCGGGACGGTCGAAATAACCATGGCGGCTGGCGCAACCGCTGCTGCCGAGTATACCAAGTATACTACTAGGGCTGCGGCACAGTTCTCCATTGTGCTTGCGGCTGATAATGGTGGCAGTGGCGTAACTCTTACAGCAAATGGATATTACACAGACTTTAACGCAGGTGATCAAGATGGGCTCTACGTAGCTACTGCCACACTGACAATGCACTATACTGCTGCCGCGTTGCCATTTATCTGGTCGTAGTTATGTGAACAAGCCAATTCCATAGAAAGGAGCAAGAGCAATGGGTCGATTTGTAGTAAAGGGTGACACCAAGATTGTGCGTGCTGAGTGGTGGGATGCGGATGAATCGGTGACTGTCCGCAAATGGACGATAAGGCAGAAAGACGAGTTGGATTCCGCCATTCTTCATGTAGCTGGAATGGCTGGCGAAATCCCAGAGATAGTTGTGAAGAGTGTCACGATACCATATCTTATAGCCGGAATTGCAAGCTGGACTTTTTGCGATGATAATGGCAATAGGGTGCCGGTCAACGAACACTGGATTGGGCAACTGTCTGAGGATGACGCTGACTTTATTGCTACTGAAATAAGAGCGTTTAACGGAGGGAGAAGTCCTGCCGAGCAGCAGGACTTTCTTCATCAGGATGCAGGCAGCGATGGTGGCCGGGGGGAAGCTCCCGTCGGAGATCTCGCCAATACTGATAATGCGGGAGATGGGGTGGAGCTGGAGTGACTACCTAGATTGTCCTGCACACATCATCGATGACCTGGTAGTATTTCTCAATGCCAGGGCCGCCGTACAGAATAGTGGGCGCAAGAGCTAGCCAAGAGATATGTACGGGAGATATTAAGATGCCTGTAATTATCACTATAAAGTCGCGTGGCCTGACAGAGCTGTGTCGGAGGTATCATGAATCTCCAGCGATAGTGCAAGGGCTAATTACTTTGGCGCTGACTAATAGTGCAGGAGCGGTGCATAAGAAACTGCGTACATATACGCAGTCATATCCACGTCAACGCGAAAGCGCATATATTCGTACCTTTGCCTTGATGCAGTCTGTGGATTGTAAAGTTGAGCTAAATACTGCATGGATTACGGCGGGCCGTGGCATAGATTATGCTAGCAAGGTATGGGGTTATGATGAGCAGCTGGAAATGCACAAACACATGGGTTGGTGGACGAATAAAAGTGTGGCAGAGGATATGCGTGGTGTGATAGGAAAGCATTTTGTGAATTCTGCAAAGAAGATGTCGGAGTATCTGAGCGGTGGCTAATTCTACTGTGGTAGAGATCATCTTAAAAGCCAGGAACGAGGCATCCGAGGCGTTGAAGCAGGTAGGCGTGGCAGCCAACAACCTGCGCGCTCAGATGAGTCAACTTGGAGTTGAGATTGCCTCTGGTCGTAATGCCTGGGAGCAGCTCACTCTGCCGACTTTTACATCACATGTAACTAAGCTTGGCAGCTCATTTAAGTCAGTTGATAATACCATGAAGCAGTCCGTTTTGCCAGGATACGATGCTCTGATGCGCAAGACCAGTGGCGCCATGACGCAGCAAGATCGTGCGGCACAAACGAACAAGATGTTGGGGCAGGCCATGCGCGATATGGCCGCGCGCCAGACAGAAGCTGCTGAGGTGGCAACGATCATGGACGGTGTATACCGCGCCCTGACATTGACTTTCTTGGCTGTTGGGGCGGCAGCTTCCAAACTCGCGTTATCGGCAGTTATGACTGCGGCAAGGACAGAAGAGTTGGCGTTGATCACAGAGCGCATGGCCACAACACATGGTTATGGCGTGCAATATGTACAGCAATTGGAGGAATCCATAAAGGAGCTCGGTATCACCACGCAGGGTGCCAGGCTAATTCTAACTCAGTTTATGGGTTCTAACATTGGTCTGGCAAAATCAACAGAGATGGCGCGTGCTGCTCAAGACCTAGCCACACTGGCCATGGTGGACAGCTCGGAAGCAGCTGCCGACCTAGCATATACCGTGGCGTCGTTACAGCCGAGATTGCTAAGAAAGTATCGTATTTACATTAGCCTGGTCGATGTTTATAGAGAGGCGGCGCAAGAGTTAAACAAAACTGTTGTAGCATTAACTGATTATGAGCGCCAACAGGCATTTGTGAATGCCATCTTGGAGGAGGCGGCAGATTATACTGACTTGTACGAACAGAAGATGCGCACCGCTAGTGGGCGCGTGCGGTCTATGCCGAGATATTTGCAGGAGCTACGCAATGAGCTTGGTGAAGGCTTGATACCGGTGCTAGATGGCGTAGCTTTAGGTTTCAAAGATGTCACCGATTTGTTGCGTGGGCTACCAGATGTTGTACAGACAGCAATAGCAAGTCTGGCTGCAGTTGCTGGAGTTCTCACCACGATCACGGCGGCTACGCGCATGATAGTTGGTGCAAGTGTCTTTCAGGCTATTGCATTACCATTCTTGAAGCTGGCAATACCCATCGCAGTTTTGACTGGATTGTTATTGGTGTTACGCAGCCGGTTTCAGGATGTTCAGGAGGCTATGCAAGATATTAGTATAGAGGGTGAGAAAATTCGCAAAGAGTACATACAAAAAGGACAAACATACGATTCGCTTTTAGGGAAAATCGAAGAGGTTTACAATACCGAGTTGGGCCTTGCGGACAAGGTTGTTATTTTTGTCACCGGCGGATTAGACCAATGGAAGCTAGCCCTAGCCGGAACTCGCGAAGAGTACGAAAAGCTCAAGCGTGAAATGGAGGCGGCCGTGGAGGCCGCAAAGAGGACGGGGCTTGTCGCCGATGATGTCAAGCGATCTTGGCACGCTGCTACAACAGGTGTGAAGCAGCACATTGTTTCTTTAGAAGGTTTGGAATCAGCATATGGTGATGTGTGGATTGGCATGGCCAAGTTTTTCACTGATTCTTGGCGAGCCGCACAGGATAATGCTGCTGGATTGTTAACCATTCAGCGTCGGCGACAACGCATTGAGTCTGAGATAGCCAAGAGTGGATATAGTGAGAGACTGGCAAGCCAGCACGACGCCATATTGGAAGAGCAGCATGCCGCCGAGGAGGCGGGGAAGAGACTGCAACTGGAGCAGCGTCGCCAGCTAGGCGCAATGTTAGCTCAAGCTGCCGAGACAGCCGGATTAAGCGTGGGCTTCCAGTTTGATATTATGGAACAGTTTGGCACGATTAGCAAGGATGCGCGCATCGAAGCGGAGAAATATATCAACATAATTGACTCCGTAAAATCTCAGGCTTTGACAGAGGCTGAGGCCCTACATGCTATAATGTCAGAGGCGATGCCAGCAGACGAGATGCAGATAGCAGCTGAGGCGGCTGATATTTTGGCTACGAGTATGGAAGAACTGGATGAGGCTATAGTAAGATTTAGGACGCGACTTGATGCATTGCAATTCGTTACTGAATCTGGTGTCGAGGTGCCCGGTTTTGAGGAGGCGATGGCTGGAACACAGGTGCAGAAACAGTTCGAGGCACAGCAATTGGTAGAGGCGCTCAACCGTTATCACACCAAGGGCGTGCTGACGCCTGGATTCTATCGCAACCTGCTAGGCAGTGTAGCGCCCATTTCTGATATTGGCACTAGTGCAGAGCAAACATTATCGGTTAGTCAGGTTGCCACTGACGCTCTTTTGGGGGCGCTCCGTCACTATCATACTGAGGGGCTGATGACGCCCGGGTTTATGCGTGACGAGAGTGGCAATATAATTCGTATACCGGGATTTTCTAGTGGCGGCGTTGTGCCTGGGGCCCTTGGGCAACCACAGCTCATTTTGGCACATGGGGGCGAAACAATTACGCCACTTGGCATGTCAACTCCTGCGCTGTCTATAAACATAGGCTCTCTGTATGGGACGGATGAAAGCACCGCGATGAATTTTGGACGCTTTCTTGCTACAGAAATGCGGAGGCAGAACGTAATAACGAGGTAGTTATATGGCTAACTGGCCAGGGACACTGCATACATTTACGCCGAAGATAGTCGGTGATACAATTGTCATTGGCGATGTCAATGCGCCACATGAAGAGATCATAGCTTTAGAAACCGGCCTTGGTGCTGGGACACCAGTCACGTCCAAGGGGGGATTGCGATTAACAATTCAGGGAGTTGGAACGAGCACAGATATCGGTTACAGTGGCGAGGTGGCTATCAGTGCCGCCGCTGGAACGCCTGTGACGCTAATACCTGGCGGAGACTGGGATGTTGCCAAGGGCATGATCATAGCTGGGCTGATTAGCGCAAGTGATGGGCAGGTTCAGGGCGGAACTTCCGTGGTATTGAATGGTGAAAGTGTCGTGCTTTTTGATGACGGAACGAATAGCTACACAGTGACGTGTAATGCTGGTGGAGATGTTACTGGAGTTCGTACTGGTGGCGCACTCACATATGATGGCATATTTCGCATTTTGTGGTTCTGATGGGTATCTATGGAACTGACGTTTACGGGACGGGCACATATAGCACTGAAGCCTATGATGTAGTACGTGCTTCTTTACAGATAGGCGGGTCTGACTATACTGGATATGCCGCTCCGGAAAGCTATCGTATAGAAAGCAATCTTGGAAATAGGGTTGACAGATTTTACTTCACTCTGCGGACGGAAGGGCTTTCTGGCATTGATGATCATGACGAAGTGATTCTTACTAGCGAGCATCAGGGTGCTATGTTTAGGGGGTTTGTAGACAGCTTTACGGAGCGCGCGGAAGTCGGCCCCATAGTAAGAACAGAAGTGGCATGTACGAACTATGTATGGCTACTAGAGCATCCTACGCGTGCGAGCAACGGTGGCTCCGCCATTGATAAAATCACCAAGATATACTTGGATGGTACTTCTGACAAGGATATCATAGAAGATATCATCGGCACTTATGTGCCGGAGATCGATGGTGAAACATATGTTGCTACTGTTGAAGAAGAACTGGCCGAGCAATACTTTCAAAATGTAACTCCGCGTGATGTGCTGGATCATATATGCACTCTAACTGGTGCAGAGTGGTATATAGGATATGATGGCGCTGGTTCATATAAGGCGGCGCTGCATTACTTTGCGCCAGGCGCAAGTGCAGATACACCATATGATATTGTAAGTGGCGCACAACCTGGCGCTGGCGAACACTTTGGCTTTGACCTTGAGCGAGTGCGACAGCATGGTGTATGCAACAGAGTTGAGGTTGAGGGTCTCCCGCAGCTCGTAAGGAACCAATCGCGCTGGTTACAGGGAAATGGCACCACGGCGCTTGATATGCCATATAAGATCGTACCGCGTGATGGGTATAGTGTGCCGAAGATCTACGTCGCTGGTGAAGAGCTAAGAGTTGGCATAGGGAACACAAGCGATTCGCTTGATGCGGGTGATGGCTATTTTGATGTACTGTGGTATCCCAATGAGCTCTACTTGGAATTTCTGGAGGCTCCGCCAGAGCTATTATTGACAGAAGTTCGGTGTCATGAGTGGCAGGATAGTTATGGTTGGGCCGAGGACGGCACCGGAATTGATAAGTATGGCCGGCGGCTTGTAAAGAGAATCAAGGACAGTTCAATTAGGTCGAGCACGGATGCATTTCGCATGGCCGAAATTATGCTGGACAGGTGGAAGGCGGAGCAGGACTCGTATAACTGCTCGGTGCTTGCATGCGGGTTGCGCGCGGGATTGGTGGTAGGCATTTCACATCCTGGGCTGGGGCTGGCGGAGAACCTTTTAATCAAGCAATGCACAACGTCTGGTGTAGGGCCGGGGGTGTGGCAGACAGAGCTTGTGTTGGGAGAATATACTCCAGATGTTGTAGATGTAGTGCGTGATCTGGACAGTGATAAACTAGCTCGACGTGAAGAAGAAGAATTGTGGGGTGAGCATGTTGTCTTGGGGCAAGTCATGTTTGGTGTCCCAGGAACACTTACGGTTGCCAATAGCGTAGCCCCATACCTTGTTGCCAGCACCGATCTAACCATCTTGAATACTCGGCTGGTGTGCAAGACAGCTCCAACGGGGGCGATTTTGTACGCAGAGTTTATGTACAGTGCTCAGGGAGTTGGAGCGTGGACTGGAATAGATGTGGCGAAGATAGATCCAGGAGATACGGTGGGGCCAACATCAACAGACATGGTTATAACGAGTTTGAATGCGGGAGATGTTGTGCGGCTTGACATTACACAAGTTGGCTCAATCATCGCAGGGGCAGACTTGACAGCCATGATGGCAGTAAGACATAAATAGGAGGCGGCAATGACAAGGCATAGGGAGAGAGTTTGGCATATAGAAGGAGATGGGAAGTACCGCTTGATGGTAGAAAGGGCGGCTATAGAACTTCAGGATCAGGGCTTTGAGGATGTCGATAACGAGCCGGATGAACCCATGGATGTGCCGAGTGATGATGTTGAACAATTGCTTGATGAAGAAGTAGAAGGGCGGCTCGATGTATCTGTGAGTGACGAGGACTAATTGAAACTCGAACCTGTTTTTAGTCAGGTGATAGTATGGTGACTTTGGTAGAAATGTCAGAGAGGTAATCATGCCAGATTGGACGATTGAGACAGTTGACACATCTGCTGACATTGGGCGCTCGACTGGCATTGCGCTGGACAGTAGTGGGAATCCACATATCGTTTACGGCGACGATGATGCTGGGTCAGTCAAGTATGCTACCAGGTCGGGTGGGTCGTGGACGATTGAGGTGATTGAGGCGTCTATAGGTCGGCAGCGAACGCCCTATGGCATTGCTATTGATTCCAACGGCGTCCCGCACGTTTGCTACGGGCAAGCGGGTGATCAGGATCAGGTAAAATATGCCAATCGCAGTGGCGGCTCTTGGAGCACAGAGATAGTGGACGCGACGGTTGGTTCGTATCCCTACTGTGATATTGCAGTTGATGATAGCGACGTACCTTACATCAGCTACTTGAATGGAGCTAATGTTAAATGTGCTTACAAGAACGGTAGTTGGACTATAGAGACGGCTGGCAGTAAGGGCCATGCGCACATATTCAAGGGCCGAACGCGGATAGCAATTGATTGTGACGGATATCCACACATTGCGTTCGTGTACGTAGACCCTATTTCTCCCTATGACCCATCCGTCAAGTATACCTACAGAGATATTGGTGGCTGGAGTGTTGATGAAGGGGTTGGCGAAGCGGCCGCCGAAAGTTGGCTCGGCGGGATGGTATTGGATGGCGATGACTACCCGCATATCAGTTACAGTATAACGGGAGCCCTGAAGTATGCCTACAAGGACGCAGCTGGGTGGACACTTGAAGTTGCTGATAGTAGTCATAATACCTATGAGGACGGCATTGCTCTTGATTCTGACGGCTACCCGCACATTAGCTACGACGTTGAATCACCCAGTTATGATCTGTGGTATGCGCATAAGGATGCAGATGGCTGGAATACTGAGATGGTGGATGACGGCGACCCGACATCGACAGACGTTGGTGAGTACACGGACATTGCGCTTGATAGCAATGATAGCCCGCACATTAGCTACAAGGATTGCGACAACGATGATCTGAAGTATGCGTATGTGGCTGCTGCCGAAGTATCAAACGCCGTAGTTTACTTCTTTCTAGCATAGGAGATAAAATGGACAAGAGAATCTGGATATTGATAGCAATTGTAGCGATATCTTGTGGGTTGCTAGGTGCCGTCATAGGCATCTTTGCCTATCCGCATGAAGATGTAGCTCCACAGTGGTTGAGCAGATTGCACAGCCTCAAGGTGGACAGCAATGCCAATGTTGTCGTTGCTACCTTTTCTGGTCATACAACTCAGACGAGAAATGTGCTTGAAGTAACTAACTCTAGCGATTCGCCCAAGTTCAGCGTAGATGTATCTGGAAATACGGTGATAACGGGGACTCTGAATATATCTGGCGCTATGACTTATGGTGGCGATTTGCGCATAGAAGATTTAGAAGCTACGGCTACTATTTCTGCCACGAGTGACATCACTTCACTAGCTACAGTCTATGGTGCTACACTGGATGCGCAGGATGGAGATATCAACAATGTTGCGGATATCGCTGTCGATACAATCAGTGCGGATGATGGTTCCAGCTTTACTATTAGTAACAACTGGACGAATGCTGGGAACACTGTAGCTGATTTGGGTTCGGTAACGACTGCCGACATCAATGGTGGAACGCTATCTGGCGCTACAGTGGATGGTGGACTGACCTGGAGTGC